TGTAGTGCGTTAAGTTATTTTTAATAACTTTATAAAAGATCAATTATTATTTAGAAGACTATGATCTTATGAACATTAGTTTTATAATTATTTGAATGTAAATGATTGTAAAACTAATAACGGAACATTAAGATAATATTTTTTGCGTATGTGTTTTTGGAAGTGCTTTATAAAATTTAGATTTTTTAACAGCTTGTTTAGCTAATTCATCAGCAATAGCATTACCTTGAGAATGAATATCATTTAGACCGGTATGTGCTCTAATATGTTGAATTAGTATATTATTAATATTTAATTGATAAAGATAAAATAAATAATATACTAATTCTTTATTAGGTATTTCATCTTTCCAATTTTTATTATGTTGTTTATTTCCATATGTATTAGCACATTTAATAGCATATTCAGAATCAGTAAATATTATAAATTTTAATTCATTATTTTGTTTAATTAATGGAATAATATATTGTAATGCAATAATTATTGCCATTAATTCAGCACTGTTATTTGTTTGATTATAATCATCAATAGGTGATGATATATCATTATATAAATTATGACTAAAATGAATACCAATTCCTGCAACTGCATTGTGCTTTCCATTATTAATAGCGGCTCCATCAGTATATATAAAATATGAAGCATTAGATAATGATATATTACCACTTATTATATTTTGTTCTTTAAAAGTTGATTTCATAACATCTTTTATAATAGATTTATTAGGATTTTTATAATAATTAGTTGTAAATGTTTGATAAAGTTTGTCCATATGTAAATATAACTTAAAAAATATTATATCTTAAATAATTTCTTATTATAATATAATAATTCATTTTTTTTATATTAATTTGTTAATACCAATAAGGCCAATAATACTAATAATACTAATAATACAAATAATACTAATAATACTAATAATACTAATAATATCAATATAAACAATACTAACAATATCAATAATAATGAGTGCTGTAAATAGTATGTTTAGTTTAACAAACGAATTATCAATAGGAGAAATTTTAAAGAATATTAGAATATCAAATATATCATATGAAAAATTAGAGAAACTATATTTATATTGCATGCTTCAAAAATACTATAAATCTAACCCGCAAAAAATAAATATGCGTCAAATAATAAATGATAATTATGTGCCATCAGATTTAAATAAGACTATAAATAATTTAAGGAAAGTTCATAAGAAATTTGAAGAGAAAAATACCGATAAGATAAATTTATACAGTGATAGTTCGTCAAAAGGGAAAGCTGAAAGAATTTTAAAATTATTAAATAAAAATGTTAAAGGATATAATAAGAATACACCAAAATCAATATTAGATTTTGGCGGGGGTAATGGTAAAATATTAGAATATTTAGGTAAAATATTCAATATAGATAATAAAAACTTGTATTTATCAGATATAGATGAGTGGTCAGGGAAAGAATGGAGTAAAGATAGAAATAAAGATATAAATTTTATTCCATCAAAAGAATTACAAAAAAGTAAAGTTAAAGTTGATTTAATAGTTGTATCACATACATTGCATCATATAAAAGACGAAGATTTACATGAATATATAAAGTCATTTGAAAGAATATTAAATAAAGATGGTATATTAGTATTAGTTGAGCATGATATTGATATGGATATAAAGCGTCGATTAGTAGATTTAAAACATTATATATATGATTTAATAATAGACCAAATAGATACATATTCAAAGTATATGAAAAAGTATTATTCAAATTATAAAAGTTTAAATGAATGGTCTAAATTATTGGGAAAACTTAAATTCGTAAGATATGAAAAGATACATACGTCGGTTGATTGGACTTATTTTGCATTTTATAAGAAACAATAATAAATACTTGCAAATAATTTATAATAAAATATTATATTTTTATAATATAATAAAAATAATAATTTATAATATATATGGAAAATCAATTTAAAAATATTGAAAAAAAAATACCATTTAGAGTAAATTATTTAAATGTAGCGAGAAATATAAATAGGAAGACATTTATAATTATTATATTGTCATTAATATTTCAAATATTTATTCATATTAATACATATATTTATTATCAAAGTATGATAGAATTAAAATGTGATTGTGCGATATATAATAATAGAATGAACTATATATATTATTATTCAATAGCAAAGATATGTTTAATGATACTATTAATAATATTATTTAGTATTATATATATGAAGAAATACAAATATATTAGAGGTTATGAGACATTTATTAAAACATTATTAATAACTGATTTAGCTTTATTAATATACTGGACTTATAATGTATTTATGTATAATAATGAGTCAATTGATAATAAGTGTGGATGTTATATTGATAATAATCAAATGATAATTTATTACTATGCATTATTAATTATAAGCGCTATAACATTGGGTATTTTAAGTTTTATACATAGCAGTTTATTAAATTTTGCAACATTAATGATAGACAAATTAATAACAAAACTTAGTTAGATAGTATTTGATAACAAAAAAAAGTAAAAATTAAATTATTTTTATAATATAATATAATAAGAATAATAATATTATTTATTATGGATACACAAAAAAATATAGATTTAATAACATCAATATTAAATGAGAAAAAGAAAGATTATAAATCTAAAACCTTATCTAATATAAAAAAAGAAACAAATAAATATTTAAAGAAAGAGATGTCTATAATTTTAGCGGAATCTTGTTCTAATAATTTTAAAGAATATAAATATTTACGATTATTGCCACAAAAAGAGCATGGTGTTATTGGTTTACCAGTAAATATATTATTAAATAATAATACACATATATATTTAAAAGTAAGTTTTTATTCAGATATTATTAAATATACAATAAATGATATTAAGAATCCGGGATTTATTGAATATATTATTACGAAAAAACTATATAAATTAGTAGAATCTAATATTACTCCACATTTAATTAGGCCAATTAAGTTATATAATTGCAAAAAGAAAATTTTTTTAAATTATTTAAAAAATTTACAAATAGACAAATCAGATGATAAAATCAAAGATTTAAGATATATATATAGTATTAGTAATTATAAATCTGTAGATACAGGTTTATCAGTTTATAAAAAGATGAGAGAAAAAATTAATGAAGATAATGAAAAAGAAAACATTATTAATTATTATGATGCAAAAATGCATAGGTGGCTTGTGAGTGAATATTTATCTTTTATTGAATTAGAATGGTTAGACGGTGATACATTATATAGTTATTTATGTAAATTATTAGATAGTAATAAAATATTATCAAATGGTAATGTATTGAATAAGATAATGGTAATATATTTTCAAATATTATATAGTTTAATTAGTATAAATAAACATTATAATAAATTTCAACATAATGATTTGCATTTTAAGAATATAATGATAACAGCAATAGATAATATGAATAAATTAAAATATGATAAGTATATATTAAATAATATTGATTATTATATTCCACAGAAATATAATATAAATGTTAAAATATTTGATTTTGATAAAAGTAATATAAATAATATTGAAAATACAAGAGTTATACATAAATTTAAGAATACAATATATAATTATGTAGATAATAATTATGATGTAATTTATATAATAGCTGGATTATATAGATTAATATTTCAGAAATATTTTTATTTAATAAATAAAATAATAGAAAATACAAATGGGAAATCTTTGAAATTTTCGATATTAAATTTGGAAAATAAGGTAAAACAAGATTTTTCGAATGATGACTCATATTTAGAAATATATAATTTAAATAAGAATTTTGATATAATTGTTATTAAAATAGTATATATAATTAAAGATATAAATAAAAAATATACAAAAGATGATTTATATGATTTAATAAAGTTTATGGATGGTAATAAATCAAAATTAAAGAATATTTCTGAAATATTGAAAATAATTAATATATATAGAGATATTATTAAAGAATTATCGAAAACTATTAATTATATACCATTTGTATATTTATATTTAAATGGTAAATTAAGTCAATTATTAAAAAATCATTTTGAAGATCAAGAATCTCGTATAAATTATACAAGCATTATATATATACAAAAAATATTAGAACAATTAGGAAATATTCAATTAAATATTAAAAATAATAGAACATTATATATTGATACATTAAAAGAGTATTTAAGTATATTATCATATGATTTAAATGATAAATTTAAAAATCAATTAGATTATATATTTAATAATTCATATAGAGATATTTTAAAATTTGATAAATTAATATTAAAAGATTTAAAAAATACAAAGATATTTATAGAAGAACATATGGATAGTATTTTTAAAAAATTTAAAAATAAAAAAGATAATATAAAAAATATATATAATAGTAATAATAAATTAATTTAAAAAAAATAAATAATAAATAATAATGCTTGCAATATCACAAGCGCCAACAACTGCTGTAACTAACAAAAGAGCGTCGTTAGTAAATAAATATAAAAATCCATTTACCATCCCATCTAAATTTACAAAATTAATAAAGAATGCAAATCAGCAGAAAACACTTAATTTATCAAAAACGATATTACCGGAAAATTATTTTAGTTCATATAATACATTAAAGTTTTTAGGGAATGATAAATTGGGTGTGGTAGGATTTCCAATAATTGTTAAAAATAAAAATGGTTCATCTTTTATTAAATTTTTCTTAGATGATAAAAATGCGAATAATAATAGCAACACACATTCATTTTATGAATATAATATATTAAAAAAGATTACAGATATAAATAGAAATAATAATTATAAATTGCCATTTGTTAAAACACATGATTATAAAAGAGCCCCAAAGCAAAAGATTTTAGATTTAATTAGGGAATCAAACTTATTAAAGGAAAAAGATAAAGAAGAGATATTAGAAAAATTAACATCGATATTTGGAAAGACAAGTAGTGAAAAGATAGGATTTTATAAAATGGATAATATAGAAGATTCAATTACATTTGAAAAAATATTAATGAAAATAGATATATCTAATATAAAGTCCTTAATATTTCAAAGTTATAATGGATTATTAAAAGTAAAAGAGGTATATCCTAAATTTGTGCATAATGATTTACATTTATTTAATATAATCGTAGTTAAAAATCCAAATCCAAATGAATCATTAGAGACAAATTATGATGGTAGGGTATATAAATTAGATTTAATGATATATAAAGCGTATATTATTGATTTTGACCAATCATTAATAGATGATGAAGATAATAAATCGATACATAATACATTTAAATATAAAGATCAAAATTATGATGAATTATATATGATATTATATATGTTAATAATATATTTTAATAATATTATTCCTAAATTAAATTTAGGTATAGATATTGGGATTATTAAAAGGAGATATCTTGAATTAAAAAATAAAAATAAATATAATAATAAATATAATGTGGCATTTAAAGGTAAAGAAATGATGATGTATTTAGTATTATTTTATATATTTGATGAGTATTTATATGATAGTAATAATGATAAATTTATGAATAAGAAATATATTGATATTCCTAAAGTTGTATTTGATGTCTTTAATATGTATAACAAAGTATTTAATATAGCAACATTATTAACATTTAGTTTATTTCATAAGCATCAAGGGGAAATATTCAGAGAAGAATTATCGAAGGGAACATTAGATATATTATTGGCAAGTCAAGATAAAGCAATTCAAAAATATGAGTTGATATATGAAATGAAAGCGAAATATTTGGAGAAAAGTGTATTAACTATGAAATATGCGTATGACCCGGAATTTAAGACAAAACCAATGATGAGAGAAGACGATGTAATAAGAGTATTATTTGGTGATCTATTAAAATTTAATTAGACACTTTATGTAAAATTTGAATTTGCATAATAACTGATGGCATTTAGTCTTAAATAATATAAAAAAAAAATGAATATTCTTTTATTAATAATAAATACCATTACTATAATTACTCAACTATAAGATGAAAATTACAGATAGTGATATTCCTTATATTCATGAAATATTAGAAAAACATCATAAAAAGGATATAGATAAAACAAAAGATAAAGATTATTTTGATTTAGAAAAATATTATTATAATATTTTCTATACTATTTTATTTTATTTAAATAATGATAATGAAATGTATTTTAATAGTGAAACTTCTCAAATTATTTACAATATTGATAATTTAAGAAATAATGAAAATAATAATATAAAGGGAAACTTATATAAAAAAATTCAATCAAATATATTAAGTATTCAAATGATAGAAAATAATAGAGAAGAATATTATAAAATGTTATTATATTTGGGAAATAGCGAGATATTAACAGAAATGTATAATAATAATGAAACAAATAAAACTTTAAATTTACAATGTATAGAAATAGAAGATTTATATATAAAATATGGGATAAAACCAAATAATCGTAAAGTAAATATGGTGATATTATATTATTCACATAATTTAAGTAAGTGGACAAGAATAATAGAAAAAACATTCCCAGATGCTTTATTAGATCAGCGTATTCAAATTATAACACAAAGTACATATAACATTAATGAAAATACTGAAATTTTATTAATTCCATTTGATAAAGAAGCAATATTAAAGAGAATAATAAATTCTACAATTATAGTATTTGATGATAATTTATTTGATATAGAATCTTCAATACTTCACCAAGATTTTAAAATATCTCTAAATTTTAATATGGATATTCAATTATATATATTATTAAAAAATACAGAAATTAGTTTATCATATAATAATCTTTTTACTAAATTATTAAGCAATGATACAAAAAAGAAATTAGATACTCTGGATACTGAAAAAAGAATGGAAATAATGTATAAAATATATAATATAAATTTGATTGAAGCAGTTCAATTATAAATGTAATATAAATGTTGATATTCATATAAATAAAAAAAAAATGATTTTTTTAAGAAATATAATATATATCATTTAATATATATCATTTAATATATATATAAACGATTTATTTAAGGCTATGAATGCGATTTTATTGACTGATAAATCGCCAAAAGTTCATCAACCTGAAGATGTAAATATTGAGTTAAAACCACATCAGTTAGCGAGTATATATGGAATGTTAAGAATGACTAAATCATATTATATAATTCCAGATGGAAATAACTATAAGTTTATCGATAGTATGCAAACAGATATAAATTCACTTAAATATATTAATTCTATTTTTGGTATATTATCAGATAATGTTGGGGTGGGTAAAACATATATTATCTTAGGGTATATATCATTAAAGTTATCTAATTTTCATATAAATTCATATGATATAGTATCTGAATATAATAAACAAGAAACACAACAACATAATAAATTATCTTCACTATTACCAAAGAATAATAATTTTAAAGAGTTAAAACAATATTCTTCTATTACTTTTCAAAATCCTAAAATATATCAAAATACCTACAATGTATCTTTAATTGATACTATATCAACAGATAAAGAAGAACCGAATAAAATAATGCCTTCATCTATAGATAGAGATAAATTTAATATATTAAAATTAGATAAAAATGTAGTAAAGAAAAATAAATATTTAATTATTGTTCCTTTTAAATTATATGGACAATGGAAAGATAGTTTAGATAATACAATGTTAAATTATTATAGTATTAATAAGAGAGTTCATATTCATAATTTAAATAATAATATAGATGATTATGATGTTATTTTAATAACAAATACAATGATGCAAACTTATATAGAAAATATAAATAATGTGTTCTATGAAAATATTATTATTGATGAATATAATAGTATTATTATAAAAGCTGAAATACCGAAATCTTCATTTTATTGGTTTATATCGGCGACCCCGACAACTAAAATTATAAGACATTATTTAAATTCTAATGATATATTTTTATATTTTTCTTATCTATCATATACATTTAATTTATCTAATTTTATTATAAAAAATAAGCAAGAATTTTTGGATTCATCTATTACATTACCACCAATTAAGAATTATTTATATGAGTGTATTACACCAAAAGAATATAAGATAATAAAAGAATATGTGAATAAAGATATTTTAGATAAATTATTGGCAAATGATATAAATGGTGCAATTGAATTGTTAGGTTGCAATGCGGACACATGTAATAATTTATTTGATGCATTAACTATTAATATAAATAAAAATATTAATTATTATTATAATGACATTAAATGTAGATTAAATACAAATAAACATTATATTAAGAATATAGAAATAACTAAGCAATTAATGAATGATTTAGAAGATATTTTTGCAGCTTATAAATACACAAAATTTGATGATATAATATTAAATTTAATTGAAACAAAAAGAGTATCATTAATGCATACTATATCATTTGATAAAAATGAAGAAAGAGAAGAATATTTGAAAATTTTAATGAAACATTATGATGATGATCATTATAATATTAATACATATGTAATTGATAAAGATAAAGAAAAAGAATTAGAAAAATATTTTAAAAGCTATAGTTATAAAGTTAATCAAACATTATTAGATAATAATATAGCTATTCTAAATAAATATAAAAACTATTATTGTTATAATGATATAATAAATAAGATTCAACCATTATCACAAATAGTTAATTCTATTAAAGAAAATGAAATAATAATTAAAAACAATTTAACTAAATTAGAAAGTGAAAGAGTAAAATTAGATTCATTAAGTGAGCGTATTATGAATTTTTCAAAAGAGAATTGTATTATTTGTTTTGATGATTTAACTTATGATAATTACCCAAGTATTATGCCATGTTGTAATCAATTATTATGTATGAGATGTATAGCATATATTCAACCAAATAGTGGTAAAATTAGTTGTCCTTATTGTAGGGAAAAAGTTGAAGTTGATAAAGTTAAAATTATTAAAGAAACAAATGATGATACTACAAACATTGAAACGGAAGATAAAAAAAATGAAAAAACTGAATATAGTAAAAATGATATAGTATTAAATATCATTACTTCAAATAAGGAAGGTAGATATTTAATGTTTAGTGAGCATGACGCGACATTTGATAAATTATATAATGAATTTGATAAACTTAATATTAAATATCGTCATTTAACAGGTAATTCTACAACAATTAATAAAATTTTAAATGATTATAAAAATAATGATATTCAAGTATTATTATTGAATACGATGAATTCGGGTGCTGGTTTAAATTTACAATCAACAACAGATATTATATTATATCATAGACATAATGAGAATCAAGAAACTCAATTAATTGGCAGAGGTCAAAGATTGGGAAGAACTGAATCATTACGAGTTCATTATGTGGTATTTGATAAAAATACAGAGCAACATATTAGTAATTATGAAGAGAAATCCTTATATACATATAAGGAAGAAAATGTAATTATTGAGAAAACAGAATAATCAAATGATATAGTTACTATTGATAATGCCAATTAATTAAGAATATAATTGCTATTAAATAATAATTTTTTTTTATTTTAATGAAATTAGTTTATGGTTAGTATTATCAAATTCATTATTGTGTGTAATAATAATAACAGTTTTATTTTTGGATAGTTCATTAATAATTTTAATAATTTTTGCTTTAGTAATTGGGTCTAAACCATTTAATGGTTCATCAAATATAATAATTTTAGATTTTCTAAATATTCCTCTAAGTAATAGAATAATTTTTTGCATACCATAAGAGAATTTTGGATTAGATGATGAGAATTCAGTATGTAGTTTATCAGGTAATTTGTCAAATAATATATCTAATTGTGTATCTTGTAAATATTTAATAATTTCGTTTGATGTTTTATTATTACCATATTGTATATTATCTATAACAGATAAGTCATAAAGAATATTATTTTGAGAAACATAAGTAATATTGTTTCTTATATATTCAATATCTATATTTTGTAAGTCATGATTATCTATATATATTTTACCAGTATAATTATTAAATAATCTGACTAAGATTTTAGCGAAAGTGCTTTTACCTATTCCAGATTGTCCTTTAATTAATACGATGTCTTTTTCATTTATTTGATATGAAAAATTATCAAATATATATTTAGTATCAATATTATATCTAAAAGATAATTTATCAATAGTAATATTCCAATTATCAATATTTTTAATTAAATTATTATTATTATTTTGTTGTGTTGTATATTGTAATATATCATCTTCAAATAAGAATACAAGAGTATCATAGAAATTGAATAATGTTCCGATAGGTGTTAAAAATACATGTGGTATAGAATTAATATTTTCGGAGAAGAATATAATATAAGTATTAAGAATAATTATAATATTAACAAATTGTTCGCTGGTGATTTGTTTATTTTTATAAAGATAGAAAGAAGTCATAATAAGAATTGAATATACAATAGTAAAAAATACATTAACTACATTACTAAAGTTATCAATAGAATGTAATTGATGTTGATATGCATTATTAAATTTATTTTCTAATATTCTGGTATATTTCATTTCGTCATTAATTTTATTATTAACATAAATATTGAGTAAGTTTTCAAAATTATTATAAATATTTTTATTAATATTATTGGTAATTTTAGATCTAATAGAGCTTGCTTCAATAATTTCTTTAGAATAGTAATATATAATAAACAATGATATAAATATAGATATTAAAGTGATATAGAATAGTTTAATATGTATATTATACATATAAGATAATTTAATAATAACAGCAATAACTATAACTAAGAAATCATTAAGAAAGTAAAGTAATACATGTCTAAGATGGTAACATAAATCAAATAATATTTGTAGAAAAGTTGTATATGATATTGATAAATTAAAGTTATCATTAAATTTATAATAAATTTTTTCAATGATTAATGTGCGTAAATAAGTGTTATAGTTAGGAACAATATTTGATGTTATATATTCAGAAATATATTGAAAGAAATCTAATAAAAATTTGATAGCAATAATAATTCCGATAATATATAATATAACAACTGGTTGGGTTCCTTTAGTAACATTCATAGTTAATTCAGTGATTGCATTATCGAATATATAAATTTTAGATGCCCAAATAGTTATAATAATAATTAACAAGAATATAAATATAAATTTTTGTTGTTTTGCATAGTTAAGAAATAGAACATGAAAAATGTAAGATGATGCTTCTGAATCTTTAATATTTGGATTAATATATTTAATAAATTCAGCTTGAATTTCAGTAGAATTATTATTCAATCCATCATCATCATCCATTTTTATTTATTTTATATTATTTTATATTATTTTATTTTTTTAATTTATAAATATGTATATAGATATAATTACTATATAAGGATATAAAAATAATTATGAATTTATATTATTTACATTAAACAAAAAAAAATAATATGAGAAATATTATAATACGAAATTGTATGTAAAAAAATAGTTAAAGATGTAATAGAGAATGATATATATGTAATAATTTGTAAATTATAAGAGATAATCCGAAGCGATTCGGATTTTCAGAAATTCTGAAAATCCGAATTTGGTATAAAGAAATAGTTAATAATAATATATAAAATATAATTAAAATAAAAATAAAAATGTCTAATATTGATAATAAAGAAATAGAAAATAGAGAGGATTTATCATGTGCTATTATTAATACGAATGTTTCAGAAGATATGAATTCTATTTTATCAACAGAACCTAAGAATATTATAATGGATTCTCAAACTGCGCCTATCTTATTACCAACAACAACTCATATATCAGAAATTTTACTTGATAAAGAAAAATTGCAAGAATTATCACATAGAGAATGTAATTCTGTAGAAAATATAGTGGAAGAAATGGTGGATAATAGTATAAAAACAAAAGAAACTAATAAAGAATTGCAAGAACTATCTACAGAAGACCTCGCGAGAGCTCCCGCAGATGAATTTGCAGATGAGCGTGCGAAGAACTTATCCGGAAATAAAGAAGAAGAATCGACAGAAGGGAAAATGGAGAAACTGGCTGAAGACCCTGCAGAAGACCTTGCAGAAGACCTTGCAGAAGAAGCAGCAGAAGACCCCGCAGAAGACCCTGCAGAAGAAGCAGCGGAAGAAGAAATTCTAACTCCAGAGGAAGAAATAGAAAAATTAAAAAAGGAAATAAAAGAATTAAAAGATAAGAATATTGTATTATTAGCTGAAAATAAGATGATATCAGATACATTAAATGAGTATTTAGAGAAAGCAACAAAACATAATAATCACCCTGCAAAGAAGAGATATTATAAGAAACATCAAAAAGAGATTACAGAAAATAATAAGAAGACTGTAAATAAGAAAAAAGAAGAAGATCCAGAAGAATTTGCACGGAAACATCGTGAATATAATCGTAGATATTATGAAAGGACAAAGACATTAAAGATATAAAAAAAAAATTTAATATTATTACTTAATATTTTCTACTCGCATACGCAGACTGTTCATATTTGGATAACAACTACTAATAACATCATATAAACGAGTATGATTTTTTTTATTATTATTTTGAACCTTAATATAAGGTGTTGGAAAATAATTCTGTTCACTTCTTTGAATAAATACAATATTGTTATAGTTATGTGAAAGTTCATAATAGTTTTGGTCTTGATCTTGTTCTTGATCTTGACATTGAATAATAAAAGTAAATACTTGTAAATTTAATCTGATAAAATTCTTTTGACGATAATATTGCATAATTTCAAATAAATAACGCGAAGATGAAGAACAAGTATAATGAATTTCTTGCAATTTAGGTGCATTTGATTCAGTTAATCTTGTAATATCCAATTCATTAGTTCGAAATGACCGTAATTGTGGAAAAGATAAAGATTCGAACACATGTTTCATATCTCTTTCTATATCACAAGGAGTAAGATTATAATATCTAATTTTTGTAAATTCAATTACTAATATTTTTAAATTAGTAAAAGATAGATGTGGGACGACTTGAGATATTTCGATAGTATGTGATAATGTTAATTGTCCGGTTAATTGACTTAATATCTTTAATAACATGGTAGAGATACCTACTTCGTTCCACCTATGTTGTACTGTTTCTTTTTTTTTAACTTGTGTAATAATTAATTTTGGAAAAAATTTTGGAAAACAAGTGTCAATATCGGTAATAGGTTGATAATAATAGCCACCATTTAGCAAACTATCAACATCTTCACGATCTGGTCTATCTAATATTAAATGTGTTAAATTAGGCATTTGTATATTTGACAAATAAAATTCATAAATAATATCTATGAATAAATCTCGTGTAATATATATTTGTGTTAATGATTTTGACAATTCTACAAGAGGTGTTATAAATTTAAACAAAGAAAAGGTGTTATTATATCGGTCTAATCTAGACAGATAAACAAAAATGCTCCAAAAATTATCAAAAGGTTCTGTATGGTCTAATCCAAAAGTCATTTCTATACATTTTTTTTGATTGCTTAATATATTATCAATATCACTACCATTATTTGTATTAATAATGTCTTGGTCGAGTGCATTTGTAAATTGTTCGAATGTAGTTAATTTTGGAATATTTAATGTATATGAAATGTTTTGTTCTATATCTGAATTAATTCTATTACGATAATAATATGTTTGTTGTTTGAAGTAATTAAATTCTAACATCATATATGATAATATATGGTATTTATGTAAGAATCTAAAATAGAACTCATTATCATAATTTAAAAGATTTCCTTTACTATCATAAATTATATACATACTACGTTTAATATTGTCATAAGATTCATATATGACTACTTGTTTATATTTATGAAATTCAAAGTGTCCCGAAACATTGGATAATTGATTTATGCGAGAAACTATGCGAGAAAAATTATGTTGTTGTATCAATTCTCTATATGCATTAAAAGTTTCAACAAAAGTTTTAGGATTATCATCTGATTGCAAGGATGTATTTGTTGGTTGTGCATATACATCATTTAAAATTTGTGAAAATTTTGCTTCATCAAACATTCTTCCCATAAGTGGTTTCTTCTTAATACGAAATACAGGTGTATTCTTTTTTCGCTGTTGTAAATGAAAATAATGATGAGGGATAATATGTAGTTTTAATTGCATTTGTAAGATTTTAATTAAATCATTATATGGAAGACTATTATAAAATTCTGAAGAAAGTTCGTTTCCATATTCTAATTGTGTTATTAAATTATCTGATTTTCCTAAAAATAAATTGACATTTACCCGATTGTTTTTTTTTCCAGCTGCACGACATGCTTTATTAATACACGCGTATTCTTTAGTATCTTTAGTCGTAAAATATTTGTGTAAATTTTTTAAGACTGAATCTAAGGATATTACATTCAAAGCTGTCATATCTTATCCGAATAATGGGAAATGTGCCAAAATGGCAACGGTAATTAAGTAATTACATATTATTTATCATTTTTTTTTAATATATATATATTTAATATATATAATAGTGTTATATATACATTATTTGAGGCTAAAAAAAAGATATAAAATTTTAAATTTTTAGTAATTAAGTTTTTTATATAAAAAAAAATGCTATATTATATATTATATGTATATACTGTTATTATTCTTTTATTTATAACCTTAAATTGTTATAGTCATGGCCTTAAATATTATAAAAATTGAAGAAGAAATTCTTCAATTTTTCAATAAAAATGAAATTGCGGAAAAGTGGAGAAATCAAAATAAATATAAAAAATTTTTCAAGTTTTTACAAGGACCGCCTTATCCAAATGCAGCACCTCATATTGGTCATTATTTAACAACAGTAATCAAAACAACTATTCTTCGGCATAAAGTGAGAGAAGGTTTTGATATTAAATATAAAGCTACTTGGGATACGCATGGGTTGAATGTAGAATTAGCTTTACAAAAGCAATTAGGATTAAAAACTAATTTGGATATTATTAATTATGGTATTGATAAATATAATAGTAAATGTGAAGAATTAGTATTTTCTAATGTAGAAATTTGGAATAAAACATATAATAAAGCTGCGTTTTTTATTGATTATAGTAATCCGACTATTCATACAGCGACATTTGAATATATGAATATGATGTTTAAACATATTCAAACATTATATAAAAAGGGTTATTTATATAAGTCTTTTAAATTAATGTATCATAGTCCTACTTTGGGTTCAGTATTATCTAATATGGAAGCAAAGCAAAATTATATTAATATTAATGAATCAGGTATTATTGTGAAGTTTCAAGATAAAAATGAATTAGATTTATATTATTTATCATATACAACAACTCCGTGGACACTTTATGGTCATTTTTGCCTTGCTGCGAATGCGTCAATTACTTATGTGAAAGTCAAATATAATAATGAAAAATTTATATTATCAAAGAATTTACTTAAGTCAGTATTTGGAAAAATGAAATATGAAATTCTTGAAGAGTTTAATGGAAGAGAATTAAAAGATAAAGAATATAATCCAATATTTGATAAATATAATAATTTAACTGAATATAAATATAAAATTGTATTAGATGATTATGTATCTAATAACGAAGGTACAGCATTATTACATTGTGCTTGTGCATATGGTGCAGAGGATTATCAAATTGGCTTAAAAAATAATTTAATTACAAAAACTTCTGATTTAAATGAATTAAGATGTTATTTAGATGATCATTGTAATTTTACAGATATTGTTCCAGAATATAAAGGAAAATTTGTAAAAGATTGTGATATAGAAATTATTAATAATTTGAAGGAACAAAATAAATTATTTAAAAAAATATCAATAAATCATAGTATTCCTCATTGTTATCGTTCGGGAGTGCCATTAATTACTAAACCTGCTTTTGGATGGTTTTTAGATGTAGAAAAAGTGAAAGAACGAATGATTGAAATTAATAAAGAAGTAAATTGGTGTCCTGAAACAACTCGTAAAAGATTTGATGAATGGATTATAAATGCGACGGACTGGTGTATTAGCCGTTCAAGATTTTATGGGTGTCCTTTACCGATTTATGAAGATGAAAAAGGTGAAGAAGTTTATGTAATTGGAAGTGCGAATGAACTTGAAAACCTTGCGGGATTAGAAAAAAATTCAATAAAAAATTTACATCGTCAATATATTGATAATATTAGATTTAAATCACCTAAAACAGGCAATTTACTTAAAAGAGTTCCATATGTGGCTGATGTATGGTTAGATTCGTCTATGCTTACAACAAATTATTATGCTGAAAATGAATTACAAGGTGATTTTCAACTTGATTATATCTCAGAAGGTTTAGACCAAACATCATGTTGGTTTTATTATTTATTAGTAATTTCAACAATGTTATATAATAAAGGTTCATATAAAAATGTGGGATGTCTTGGATTAGTATTAGATGAGAATAGACAGAAATTATCAAAAACTAAACAAAATTATACAGATTTACAAGAATTAATAAAAAAATATGGTGCAGAACCATTAAGTTTATATTTATTATCAAGTCCTGCTGGATATGGAGAAGGATTATCATTTAAGAATAGTGAATTAAAAGAAATCGTGCGTTCTATACATATTCCTTTAAATTCTGCATTATCTTTCTTTGAAGAATATAAGAATTTATATGAATATAAAACTGATTCAGAATTTAGATTAGATTCATCTATAACATTTAATAATGAATTTGATATATATTTAATCAATTTAATTGATGAATTAAATAATAATATTCAGCAAGATTTAGATAATTATAAAATGATGAATTTAGTAAAATATTTAACAATAACAATTGATAAAATAAATAATAATTATATTAAATTAAATAGATATCGTTTAAAAGGTAATTTATCAATAATTCAAACCTATAATGCATTAAATTGTTTAGGATTAAATTTATTTAAATTGTCAATGGTAATTTCTCATATAATGCCATTTTTCAGTGAGTATTTATATGGAAAACTATTACCAATTTATAAGACCAATTATAATTTACCTGAATCTGTTCAATTAATCTTATATAAACAAATTTTAAAACTAAATATTCATAAATCATATAAACAACATCATATGGAAACATTAAAAGATGTATTTATAATTATTGAAATGATTAGAAAGATGAAAAGTGAAAATAATTATACATATAAATATCCATTAAAAGATGTAAAAATTTATAAAGATAAAATTATATATTATACAAAAGATCATTTAGAATTAATAAAGAAAGAATGTAATATTTTAAATTTATCTTTAATTAAATTGGAAGAAAAATATGAATTAATTAATATTGAGATTACGCCAAATAAAGCAAAATTAGGGAAAACATATAGGAAAGAAGCGGATATAATTATTAAATTATTGGAACAAATTCCTAAAGATAAATTATTAGATATGTATAATAGTGGTTCTATTGAATTACAACCTAATATTCGGCTGTCAAATGAATATGTTGATATTAAATGCACTCCGATTGAGAAAGAAAATTATAAATCTTCATTAAATGATAATACATTAGTATATATTAATTATGAATTATCTGATGAAGTTAAAGAAAGATTATATATAGACACTATGTTATCGTCAATTCAGAATAAAAGAAAAGAACAAGAATTAAAACCATGGAATAGAGTAAAAATTAATATTTTATCAAAAGTTGCTTTATTTAATACTGGATTTAATAAATTTAAAAATTATATTTATGATGTAATAGGATATAATGAAGTATATTTAAATGAGTCAATTGAAAAAAATGATAATTTAGTAACATATACTGAAGATTTTAATAATAATAAATATTTGGATAATGAAACTAATGAAAATCAAGTGCGAATTGATATGATATACACTAAATAATACTATATAATAAAAATAATATTTTTTTTTATAAAAAATTATATATAATATCAATATATATATTTAAATATAAAAAAAAATGAATATAATTACATAGTAATAAAGTAATAGATTATAATAATTATGTCTTGGTATATTTATCAATTTAAGCACAATGATAAGGCTGAAATTCTGCATTTTCCAATAAAAAATAAGAATATTAATGAAGTTCGTTATAATATTCGTTCAGGAAGATTGAGGATTGCTATATCTGATATAAATGATTATCAGATAATTCAATTATCAGAATTATCTGCGACTAAAAAGAACGAAGCATTAATAGAATTCAATGAAATTATGAGTAAATCTTTAAATCAAGAAGAAAAAGAAGATAATTTAAAAAATATTATAAAAAAAATCAATAAATTAGAAATAGAAGATTTAACAAAGAAGAGTTATATAGATTTTGCTACAAATATATTTAAAATATATTTTGGTAGTATAAATAATTTGCATTCATTTGGTGATATAGTGAAAGATAAGAAAGTATTTATAGATAAAATGAAATCTAAATATTCTAATATTACAACTCAAAGAGAATATATAGTTAAATTTTTGCGAATAGTTAAATTATTGGAATATGATGAAGAAACAATAAATAATATAACAGAAGTAATGTATGATTATCAGGATAAACATTTAGACGAACAAGATGAAAAACGTAAAATTGAAATTACAATTACAAGAGAAGAATTAATAACTAAATCTCGTGAATTATTTGATAATGATGAAATAGATTTAATGACATTATTAATATTATTAATTCATATTATTTATCCAAAACGTGATGATTATAAAAATATTAAAATGATATATAATAATAGAAGTGATGAAGAATTAATAAATGATGTTAATATACAAGAAAATTATGATGGTGTTTATATAGTATCAAAACATAAATTTATTATTATGAAATATAAGAATTCAAAGAAAATGAAAGAAGATATTTTCAATATTGAAGACCCATTTTTAATGTCAATAATTGGATATACAATTATAGAATATCCTAATCGTGATTTATTTTATCATAATAGTAAAGGTATTGCATATAAATCAGTATCAAATATTATAAAAAAATATTTAGATGTATCATTAAATGATTTGCGTAAAATATATACTAAAGATGTTGGTACATATAAGGCAAAAGAAATGTTAAAACATTCAGCTACAACAAGTCGTACATATTATAAAAGAAAATAAATGATATATAATATATACCGTTTGGTATTGTATATAAAATACCAACACCAATATAACAATCAGAGATAGGATGCAATATTATAATATCAAATATATAAAAATATCAATTAAAGAGATTAAAAATTTAAAATTATGAAAAAAAAATATAAAAATGACAAAAGATTATAAATATCATATATAAATTATAATATAATAATAAAATTAAAATATTTTTTTTACAGTTATATAATATGATTAGTTTATTATATATAATATTTTGAGAAAAGTAAAAAAATAAAAGTTATAAAAATACTATAAACTAATAAAAAATAAATAATTGTTCAGTTAAATTTAATACAAAAAGTTGTAAAAACAAATAAATGAACAGCTGAGATTAATGCTGAAAAGTTG